GTCGTGAGTCGGGTCGCCGAGACGAAGGTCGTCGCGACGGCGACCTGATCGACCTCGACGGTCGCGCCGGCGTCGAAGTTGCTGCCGTCGACCTGCACGGCGATCGGGCCGGCTGCAGCGGACCCGGTCGCCGGCGTGAGCGTGTCGATATGCGGATCCGGGACAAGCGGTGGCAGCCCGAGAATCTCGCGCGTGTAGCTCCCGTCGAAGTATCCGGTCGTCACGACTAGTCGCCGATCTTGACGATCGCCTCGTACTTCGCCGGCGGAGTGTTCGCCGGTCCGGCTTCCGCAGTCGGCGGCTTGTACGAGCCGAGCGAAGCGGCGACGGCGAGCTGCCGTCCGAGCAGCGACGGCTCGGTCGCCGAGAGCAGCGGGTAGCGGTAGCTGTAGAGCTCCAGCCCGATCGAGTTGCCCATGAAAATATCCTCGTCGGTGATCCCGGCCGTGACGATCGTCCGGATCCCGGCGATCTGCAGGTCGCCGCCGATGTCAGCCGAGCCAACGGCGTTCACGGGATTGAGCGACGGGAAGATCGGCCGGCCGGCGAGGTCTGTCAGCGCGCCGAGCCGGGCCCACCCGAGCGGACCGACTGCGATCCACGTCGGCATCCGGCCGGTAGCCGTGAAGACGGCAGCAGCGCCGGCGAACAGAGCGGCCTGCACTTCGGCCGCGGTCGCGTCGTCGGCGAGCGCGATCACCTTCGAGGCGTCCGTGATCGCCGCGACGGTCGCCTTCTCGATGCCGCGGGAGGTCCGGCGATTCAGCTGCCGGACGACGATGTCGAGCGCGCCGGGAACGAAGGTCTCGGCCTGCAGCGAGAGGTTGAGATAGTTCCCGATCGTGGTCAGCGTGACGAGATCGCTTGCGAGGTCGAATTTCTTCGACGGGAGCTCGGCCTTTTCCTTCCCGCCGGCCTGCGGTCCGGCAGCCGTGTCGAGATCCGGGTCGACGATCCGCGGCCGGGAGAATTGGAAGCCGTTCGGCGCGTCCTGCGTGCCGATCGCGGTCGTCAGCGGCATGTCCGGACCGGAGAGGTCGATCACGGGCCCGACGGACGGCGTGACGATCAGCCCGCCGAAGCCGCCGGCGACCGGAACGGTCCACTCCGCTTTGGTGCCCATGTGCTCGGCTGCGCGGGTCTGCGCGCGCTGCGCCGACTGGACCCGGTTCGCTGCGTCCCGGTCCTGATGCTGGTGCAGGTAGTCCCACAACACCTGCCCGGCGGTCTGCCCGTCCCACGGGTTACCGTCGCGGCCCTGATAGACCGGAGCAGCGTTCAGCCGGGCGAGGTTGTCCCGAGTCTGCTCGGAGAGCTCGTAGGACATCGTCGTAAACGAGAGCTGAGTGTCGAGCTCGCCGACCCGCGACTGAAAGTTCGCGAGAGTCTGCCGCTCGCCTTCGGAGAGGTCTCGGTTCTGTTCGAGAGCGGTTTTCTTCACGCCGTTCGCGCGGGCGACGATGTCGTCCCGCTCGTCGAGCAGTTTCTTCGTGATGCTGTCAACAGCCATACGGCAGCCCTCCACGGGCGACGAGGTTTGGATAGGGGATCATTCGTCGCGCGGTGGCCGGGCACTGTGCCGGCGGTGACGCTTCCTGCAGCGGGATCCTAGACCCGGTAAGCCGCCCACGGATCGGCAGCGACGACCTCGTCGACCCACGCGAGCTGCCGAGCCTGCTCGTCGAGCGCGGCCTGTGCGGCGATCTCGGCCGCGGTCGGAGTGTTGTCATCGCCTTCCCGGATCGCCGTCACGCTCGCGCCGGCGTATGCGGGAGAGGCGACCGCGGCGACGTGCTGCAGGTGAGCAGCAGCGCGCGTCACGAGCGAGCCGGCCGTCTCCGTGAAGGCCTTCGGCAGCAGCGAGAGGAACGAGATCGAGAGCCCGCTATGCGAGGTCGTCAGGACGTCTCTCGCCTTCGCCGCGGTCGACTCGTCGAGCCGGAAGACGCCGAGCAGCCCGTCGTCGGTCTCCCGGAACTCCTGCCCGTAGCCGAGCCGATTCGGCAGCGTCTCGTCGTGTGAGTAGACGAGCGCGACCCGCTGCGCGTTGCCCTTCCGGGTGACCCGCTCGAAGGCTCCGCGGACGAACTGCTCGCGGTACTCGAACGGAGCTCCGTCGCGGATCTCGACGATCCTCGCCGGCGCGTTGTACGGGACGACGAGACCTTCGACGGTCCGCTGATCGGTCACGTCGAGTGTCAGCGGGAACGAGCGGACCTGCGTCCGCGTGTCCGGGACGAGAATCGTTGCAGTCATAGGATTGTGGCTCCCTGCAGTCGCGCCGGCAGTCGCTCGGCGATCCGTACCTCGTCGGCCGTCATCACGCCGAGCTCGACGAGAATCTTGTAGACGTTCGCCCGGTCGATCGGAGCCGGCCGAATGTAGTCGTCGGCGTCGAGCGCGACCGTCGTCCGGCCGGGCAGCGCCCACGCGGAGAGAGCTCCGAAGATGTACTTCGATCCCGGTCGGAGTGTCTGCCGCCAATGCGAGTCGTAGATCGTCGAGACGTTCGCGTAGGTCATCGAGTCGGCTCCGGACGGCAGCGCGACGAGGAACGGCGGGACGCCGAGCAGCACGGCGACCCGCGCTTCGGCGAAGGCCTGCATCTCCGAGAGCGTCATATCCTTCGGCGTCGTCGTGAGTACCTGCAGATCGGTATCGGCGTCGAGGACGGCCGGCGCTCCGAGCCGGGAGTGTGCCGCGGCGATCCACTGCGCTTTGAGCTCCTGCGCCTGCCCTTCGCCGAGCTTGTACTTGTGTTTGAGCACGGCCCACGGGATCCCACCATTCGCCGCGAGATCGGCTCCGTAGCGCATCAGCACCCGGACCGCGAGCAGCCTCTCCCGAGCCGCTTCGAGCGGACCGTGTCCGCGAGCGTCGCCCGGCCACGAGGCGTAGCGAATGTGCAGGACGTCGTCCGTCACGTCCTCTCCGCCGAGAAACACCCGGCGAGCTCCGCCGACGATCTCCGGCGTCACGAGCCACGGAGCAAGCATCGTGAACGTCCGCGGATAGCCGGAGTCGGCGAAGCGAGACGTCGCGGCGATGAACACTTCTCCGGTGAGCTGATAGCTCCACCAGACCTGCCGCGCGAACTCGTCCCAATGCGAGTAGGTCTCCGGCTGCGGATTCTGCAGCCACGAGGGTTGAGCCGGCAGCGGGACGCCGGCTCCGTCCGTCGCGGTGGGTGGCATCGAGCCGATCGCCGTCGCGTTCTTGTCGACACAAGCCCACACGACGTCGGTCGAGACGAGCCCGCCGAGCGATCCGACGCCGTCCCACGGGACTGCCCACTCGCTCGGCCACCCGGCCCACGCCATAGCTGCCGGCGGTGGGTTGCTCGCCGGGTAGATCGCGTGCTGAGCGCCGAAACCGCCGGACGCTCCCTCCTGTGCGGAAGGATCGCCGGCGGTCGGCACGTTCGGCCCTACGGAGCCGATCGGTTCGTTCGTGTTTGGTTGAGCGTCGGCTCGCGGCCCGACGTCGAGCGGGTCCGGCGGTCCGAGAGCGCGATCTGCCACGGACGAGAGCGTAACGCTCTACAGGTCTAGGATGCCGGCGCGCGTGACGTGCCCGGCCCACGAGCGCCGAGCGTTCTCCGGGTTGGCATACCTCGCCGACGTCCACCTGCAGCAGCAGCGGGCCCGGAAGCCGCCCCGGACGTGCCACGCGACGGCCGCGAGCTCGTGGCTCACGCGACGGCCTTCCGGCCGAAGCCCCGCTTCGACGAGACGAGGATCCGCTCCCGGCACGGCGGGCAGCGGACGCCGACCGGCCGGCTCCGGACGGTCCACCCGATAGATTCGAGATCGAGGACGTAGTCGATCCGGTCGGAGTGAGCGACCCGGACGGGAGCAGCCTCACGGCCGCATCCGTCGCACACGGCCATATACGGACGCTCGATCACCGCGGAGCTCGCCTGCCGCCGGCCGACTCCTGCGTCTGATCGGCCCGTTGCTGCAGCCCGTACGTCGGCCACCGTCCGTCCATCCCGTCCCACGGGACTACCTGCTCGTAGGGGACCGGGTCGTCGAGCTTCACCCGAGCGCCGGCGTCGACGTAGGCGAGCAGCGCGGCCCGCATGATCTCGGAGAGAGTTTCTCCGTTGAGCGCTGCGGTCGCGCTCGCTGCGCGCCATAGCTCCGGCTCGACCCGGACGGAGCGCCGATCCGTGCCGGCGCTCACGCGCCGGCTCCGGTCTTCCGTGCCTTCGACGCCGGATGCTGCGCGCCGACGTAGAGCGCTGCGCGACCGACGACTCGCTCGATGGTTGCGGCGATGTAGATCGAGCAGAGCACGATCGCGACGATGATCGCCGCGACCATCAGCCACGGCTCGTGAAGCGTTGCGGTAGTCATTGTGAAGCCTCTCTCTGATGATGGGATGGAACGGGACGGGAGCCGGCCGAAGCCGGCTCCCGGTCGGACTCAGACCTTCGTGACCTTCGACCGGCCATCCGGTGCCCACGTCGTGACCGGGACGGAGACCGCCTCGACGACCTCGACCTCGACCGTGACGACGTGCCACGACTGGACCGGCGCGAGGTTCTCGACGACCGTTCCGTCCGTAAAACGGACGTTGTAGCGACGCGACCGGCGGTGGAAACCGCCGGCCGTCTCGAAGGCTTCGAGCCCGGCGACGGTCCGGACGGATGATCCGGTCTTCGTGTGTGCGACCTCGAAGCGGTCCGTGTGGCACGCGACGAGCACCCGGTCGCCGGCCCGAAGGCTCGCGGTCGTCCCGCGGTGAGTCGCCGTCCCGCGGACGTAGGTCGCTGCAGCATCGGCAGCCAGCTCGCCGACAGTCGTTGTGACGACGTCGATCCCGTTGTCGACCTCGACCGGGTCGGCGTCGCGGAAGCCATCGGTCAGCAGGTCAGACAGAGTCGAGTAGACCCGGAAGGCATCGCCGTTAGTGAGTGTGACGGTGTAGGTCGTGGCGGTCATGGTGTGAGCCTCTCTCTGCTCTCGGTGCCCGGCCGGCCGGCCGGACTAGAGAGACATTACGGGTGTCTTGACACGGTGTCAAGT